GGAACTAAAGCAGTTCCCCCTACTTTACAATATCTGAACGCTCGTCCGTCGCTTGTGTGGACAAGTGTTCCAATATCGTGTAGAGCAGTTTTGCTTTCAGAGTAAATACCCTGTGCTACTACTACTGCTGGTGTTCCGATAAGTGCTGATTGATTGCTCATAGTTTTGTCTATTAGTTAATTAAACGTTTATGACTGTGCTGATAGTCCAGCAGTCGCATAAGTTGCTCCGTCCTGTTGGATTACGAATATATTCTGCCCAGTTGTTCCCATTACAGAACAATCTACACAAGCACATAGTCCGTCGCAGAATACAGCTCCCTGTGTTTGTGCTGCACCAAATGCGATTGCTGCCGCTGGAGTTCCTGCTGATAGTGGGTTGTTAAAGAATGTACATCCTTTGAATGTTAAACTTCTTTCAACGTCAGTAGCGTTAGCACCATATACAAATACTTTATCTGTATCATCTGCTTTCCCAAGTAACATACAATTTTGGAAATAACAATCTCTTAACTTTTTCCCTGTTACTATCCCACCTGTACATAACACGTTAGCTCTGATATTCCCTGTTTCATTGGCTGATGAACCGATTGTACAGTTAAGGAATTGTGCAGAGTCTCCATTAAGTGCTAATTCAGAAGCACCTGCGTCGTTTAGATCTGAAGACTTGTATAGTTCGCAACCTTCGTAAATTGCGTATTCTCCAGCCTCTACTATCCCGTAAAGAGAAGCTGCGACTGTGCTAGAAGTATCAAACTTAATGTTATTAAACGTATTACCAACACCAGTGTTTTGCATTACAGCAATATCCGCTGATACTGTGCTATCGCCCATAGTTACTCTAGTTCTTGCTCCCATTCCAATACTTCCACCTCGTAAAGAGCAACCCACAAAGTGAACTCTGCTCTTAGTAATAGTTAGCATTGAAGTTTGTGCATGTGCTGCGTAACCAGTTAGATAAGCAACATCGTGGTTGTTCGTTGCCATAGCCGTATTCGCCGCTCCGATAGTTGCGAATGCTCGTTCTGGAGTATCTCCAGTGTCGTCGTCGCTTCCGTTTGTTGGGTCTACATACCAGCTATCACCAAATATAGTAGCTCCTCCAAGTATTTCGTTTGGAAGGATTTTAGCTCCATATTTTAACGCTGGATTGCTGTCCCTTAATAGTTGTGCACCCATAATTTTCCTTTGTATCTCTCCCTCTCCCGTAGTCTTTCAATCCTCGGGGTAAAAGGCGAAAATTAGTTAATTAAATCTAAGTTCCCGTCACACCCGTTAGTACTCCAGATCGCTTCGGGTTAGTAGTAGTGAACTGTCCACCAAATATGATGTGTCCAAGTACTGATAGAGAGTTAGCAGGAATAATCCAATCAGTCCATGAGAACCCAAGTCCTACAGGTGCGTTATAATCGTTACCCTCAATTTGGCTCTTGTAAGCAATCGGTTTAGCGTTGAATGAAGGCAATGCGTAGAAATCAATATAGTTCTCATTCAATGCGTAGAAGTATCCTGATGTACACTTTTCGTCTGCTAATACTGGCTTTCCTTTGTAATCAAGTGCAGTAAATCCAGTTCCACCTTTCATTCCCTTAACAGTTCCAGCTGTCTTTGTAATTCTCTCTTGAGGCTGTAGCAACTGTTCGTATAGGTTCCAAACAGCTTCAGTTGTAAAGAATGCTGTTGGAGTTTGTGTCCCTGAAGAAACGGCTGTGTATAGAGTAGCCATTTTAGCGAGTGATAGCGTTCCACCTGATGCTGTAACTGTTGACTGTAGCGTATCGTAAGTGCTTCTTGAAAGTCCACCGATTGAAGCAACATTATCACCGTCGTCTACTAAAGCACCAAGTCCTAGAGGGTTTTTAGAGCTGTTACCTGTTCCGTCTCCGTATACAATATCACCCAAATCGTCAGCCATATCTTCGCATGAACCTTGTATTTCTGCTTGCATTAAGTCTATGACTTTATCTTCTGTATCTGCGACTGCTAGTTCATCGTTGGAAAGAGCAACCGTAATAGTATAGAAAGACGGAAAAAACTCTGCCTTAATTCTATTATCTGTCGCAGCAACTGAAATTGTGTCAAATCCTCTTACAGATTGACCTGTTTCGTTCTTTTTGTACTTGATAGGTACTTCTAATTTTCTGCCACTCCACTTTTTGGCTCCTCGTACTAATCGTTGAAAAAGGACATTTGAACCCAAAACTGTATCTACAAAGTATGGTAGAAAATTAGTCTGAACTGTAGTTTGAATTCTCTGTCCGTATATTTCGCTCATAGTATTATCATTAGTTAATTAAATACTACCAAGGTTTATTATTTGGATTTTCGAAATCCTTGCTTGACCTGATAGTAGTCTCTTTGGTTTCGGCATGAGCTTCTTTGGCGGTTAAGTCTGCAATCTTTTTACGCTCTGCGTTGTCGTTCTTCTTAGCGGGTGCAGTAGTCCCTTGAAGTAGTTTATAACCTACCTTGTAGTTCCACTTTCCGTTTGTATCAACCAAATTGTTATCACCAACTATTTTTAGAAGTTTGTTGCGGTCAACTGTAACACCGTGTTCTTCTTCAATCTCTTTTACTTGAGCATTAAAGAACTCCGTTGCTTCATCAATCGCTTTCTTCCTTGAAGAACTTTTACTCTCTACACTTTTGATTGCTTCCTCACGAGCTTTTTCAACAAGCATTTTATCATGCTTTTGTAGCTCTTTCCATTGATCCTCGTCGCCGTTAAACCAAGTAGGAATTTCTTCTGATACGCTTGTTTTCTCTTTAATAAGAGGTTCAAGTTTCTCATCAAATTCCTTTCGCATTTTCGCTAGCTCATCTGCGTGAACTCTCTCTTGCTTCGTTCGTTCATCAACGTGGCGTTTCTCTTGATCATTGTATCTGTTCTTCCAGTCTTCTTCTCTCTCTTTCCAACGTGGATGTTCTGCAAGAGTTTTTTTCTCATCAGCATTTTTACCCTCTTCGGGTTCTTTTTTTACGTCTTCTTTTTTATCCTGAGGAGACGGCTCAGTCTGCTTGATGTCTGTTTTTTCCGAGGACGGGTCGGCGGAGTTTACAATCTCCGTATTCTCTACAGAAAAGGCTGGTCGCCCTTCTGTTTTGAATGACGTCATTTCTTCTGCCATATTTTCCTTTGTAGGGTTGAGCGAGTTCCCTTTATAATTAACGCCCAAAAAAATAGCACCGTATTAAGAAATATGGTGCTATGCCTAATTGACCATGGTGATAATCAATTAGGCATATTGCAATATTGCCTAATAGTTCACCATGTATTAAATTTTAATTTACTCCGCTTTTGGTTGGATTGGGACATCTTTCAACATTGACTTACTCTCTTTCGGTTTAGCTCTTTGAGTTTGCTCTTGTTCTGCCTGTGCTTGCTGTTGCATTCCAGTTAAAGCCTGTAGGACTAACGGATTATCTTTGTATAACAAGTGAGGGGCGTTGATCTGTAGCCATATATTAGAAGCCAATTCTTTTGGATTAGGCCATTCTAAACGCTTGAATAAGTCCTCATCAGCAAGTTTACCCATTCCTGCCAACTCCATAGCTTGATTTGCTATTGTAGTGCTATCTTTAGGTAACAATGAACCCTCTTTAACAGATATAATAATCTTTGGAGGTACTCCTCCGTCTATGAAATTAAACGCGGGATCATATACATATAAGAGTTGGACAAACCAATTATAAATATCATCTGCAAACTGTTCAAGGTATTCTGTTAGTCCGCCACCAATTCTATCTGTATCAAGTCCCCTATTCATTATCTTACCTCGTACTGTCTTTTCTGCTGATAATCCTCCTGCTGATGAACCTGCAACACCAAAGATGTCTCTTAACCTGTTTCTTGTATCTGCAAGCTGATTGTATACATCATTAGGAAGTGCTGGGGCAGATTGTCTTTTAACAGCCTCGTCTGGTGAGCCAGTAGGAGTAAATATAGCACCACCTTTATTCAATGCTTTAACTGCCTCAGTTCCTTGTGCTTTTGTCATTCCAGAGTTCGCTAGAGATACAACCATTCCACCATTCATACTGTCTGCGTTTTTTGTTATCTGCTTGTTCCTCTTGTTGATTAGATCTTGATTGGATATGTTCTGTCCTATAAGAGATGTAACATCCATTGGTCTATCGCCAAGATTAAATACAGTTAAAAATCTGTATGGCATTTGCGGATTATTAAAGTGATTGTTCCCTATCTTCTCTGTTGGTTCAGCGGATACTTTACCAAACTCATCTACCTTAACGTTTGGTGAATTAAGGTCATATGCTCCATTTTCGTCTTGTTCAGGCATTTCAGAGCTGTCATAGTTCCAGTGAGGATTTTTCATTTTAAGTAGGACTGCGTTCCCCATAGTCCAACATAGATATTCAGGTGTCCACCATTCAATAAAACTTACCATAGTCCCAGTATCTTTTTCAATCAATTCCTTTACGAGTTTTTTACCTTCTGCTGTTCCGTATTCACCTTTAAGGATTGAAAGTATTTTGTATGCTGGAAGTTTCCTGTGTTCTCCTATCCTTTCGCCTGTGTATCCGTCTTCATCAATAGTAGCGTCGGGATCAAGTATCATCTTCTGCGGTCTTATCATACGGACTATAGGAATATCTTTGTCCAAATCCCAACCAAACTTAGCTACACCAAGTTGGTAAATAGCCCAAGTTCTCGCCGCCTTTTTAAGTTTCAATCTAATCTTATTTTTATCAGCTATGTCTGCAAGTGTATCTTTAACTCTTGTAACGTATGTTTGATTGACTTTGTCCTTTGCTAATACTATAAGGTTCTTTTCTTCCTCTGATATTTTTTCTACAGCGTCCAACATAACTAGAGGTTCAGGGTTACGTCTTGTTGCTTGAGGTAGAAATGTTTCTAGAGACTCAAATATTAAATTATCCACACATGCTTTACCGTTTACGTTCTCTGTGTCTTTCTGTTTGCCTAGCCAATACTTTTCATTCTCTTTTATCTGTGTTTCCCATTTACTTTTTTTGTCATCATCTTCCCAAGTCTTCTGCCACTTCGTTGTAAGTTTAATAATCTTCTCGTTAGACATTTTCAAATCAAGCTCAGGTAATTTCTCTGATACAACTCCCTCTTTCGTCTCTTCTAAATCACCCTTCTTACTTTTATTTATATCGTATCCTAATTGTTTGTAGGCTTCAATATCTATACTTGACATATTTTTTGTAAATAAAAAATGAGGATAGTTCTGTTCATCCTCATTATACCACAAAATTAAAAAGCAAACAAGTTAAGTTGCCTTTTAATTAGTATATACCAACAGCTTGATAAAGTCAAATCTTTTATTATTATTTATGCTATACTTAAATTGCGTATCAAGTAGTGGTGACACTTTATAGGGGCTAATATTTATTAGCCCCTATATTATTCTCTAACTAATATTCACCAATTCATGTTCTATCTCTAAAAGAGTTTCATTGAAAGAACCTATACGGTTCATTATTATCTGAATCTTACCATTATCTTCTCTATCTTCTCTAGCATTTTTTGTAATATCTGTGTTAAACAATAAAAACCTAATCTTATTTAACAAAATTTCCATTTCATCAAGTTTAGAGTTTACGGTAGTCCTCTCATCGTTACACGGACAACCTTTAATTTCTTCATTCATTTTATATCACCACCTTTCTTTTATTATTTACCATTCTATTTCTTCCTCCTCTAATCTATCAAGACTATCTTCTATCCCTTGAAAATACTTCTTATCTAAGTCAGTCATAATTGTGCTTCCTGCCTTTATCATAGGGATTCTAAATATAGGCATGTCTGTTGTAGCCTCTACTATATGCCCCATGCCTGCAAATTTCATCATACCTACGCGGAAGAAAACAGTGGCTAGA